CTATGTTGGCTTATGTCTTAATCTACAAAGCCTTAGATGCCAATGGCGACAAGATATGCAACTTAGAAGATAAGAATACATTGCTTAATAAAGTAGATAGAAATGTGCTCATTAGAGTATCCAATGAAATCATGGCTGAACAGCCAGAAGAAGTCGTAAAAAAAAATTAGAAGATAATCATCTTCTATTCAATCAATTCCAATTAGCTGAACTTTTGGGTAAAACCCTAGATGAGATTCAGCAAATGACAACAGAAGAATACCAATTATGGACAGCTTACTTTAAAATAAAACAAGAACGAACTAAGAATGGCTAATCAAACTTATAAAATCAAGCTAACTGCATTAGATAAAACTAAGGCAGCTTTTAATGCAGTTAAAACTAATTTAACTAAAGTTAAAAATACTGCTTCTGGTGTAACAACTGCTGTTGGTAGGACAACATCTGCTTTATCAAAGGCTGCTGTTTCTTTTGGTTTGGTGGCTGCTGCTGTTGGTGCAACAATTAAGGCTACATTGGATTATGCCGATGCAGTTGGTAAAAGTGCAACTAGAACTGGTTTATCAACAGATTTAATTCAAGCACTGCAAATAGCCTTCATAGAAGCTGGTGCTTCTGCTGAAACTGCTGAAAAAGCATTAACCAAATTCACTAGAAGTGTTGGTGATGCACAAAAGGGTCTTAAAACTTACTCAGATATTTTTAGAGATTTGGGTGTAGAGATAGAAGATTCAGAAGGCAAGTTCAGAGGTGAAGAAGTTGTATTGCTTGATACTGTAGATGCAATAAGCCGATTAAGCTCAACCACTGAAAGAGCTACAGTTATGGCAAATCTATTTGGTAGGTCAGGTATCATCATCGCAGATGCTTTTAAAGGTGGTTCAGGTGGTGTCAAAGAATTTGTTAAAAGATTAGATGATTTAGGTATAGGTTTAAACGAACAAGGCATCAGAAATGCTGAGACATTGAATGATTCTATGTTTGTCCTTACCAAACAATTCAATACGATTAAAGATGAAATTCTTTTAGGATTCATACCTGTTTTTCAGGATGTTGTTAATTTCTTTCAAAAATATTTCCATGAATTGACTGTTGCAAATGGTGGAACAGAGGTTTTCGCACAGACATTGGCTAAAAATGCTATAACTGCATTAGCTAATTTTCTTGATGCGATAGGTAATGTGATGGTAGAAACTAAGAAATTCGGCATAAGAATCAATATAACTAAATTAGAACTGAAAGGTTTAATTGATGGCTTAATACAATCCTATGATGAATTCGTAAAACTACCTTTCGTTATCGGACTAACCTCAGACCAAATTTCATGGTTAATGGGCATTGTTACAGATAATTTGGGTAATTTTATAGACTATACAGATGAAATTAGAGGATTAGAAACACAGCTAGAAAATGTAAAAAATCCAATAGATGCAGTAGTCGCAAGATTATTAAAACTTAGAGAGGAAGTAGGAAGCAATACAGAAGCCTATGCTACTTTGACTGAATTTATTGAAGCATTTAGAAAAGCTGGAGAAGCCAACCAAACATCATTAACAGACCAGCAAAGTGCTTTCGAGAGATATAAACAAGAATTAGAAGATTCTACACTAGCAATAGAAAATGCAACTATTAAAGCATTTAGAGGTATGGAAGATGCATTAGTTAATTTTGTTAGAACAGGAAAGTTAGACTTCAAATCAATGGTTGATTCAATGATTGCTGACTTGATTAGATTGAGCATACAACAAGCAATAACACAACCATTATTCGAAAGATTTAGTTCTTCAAGTTTCTTTGGTAACATAAAATCATTCTTCGGTACAGATGTGCCTTCAGGCGATGGTGGTGGTTTCACTGGATATGCTGCTAGAACAGGTGGTATAGATGGAAAGGGTGGTTTCCCTGCTATATTACATCCCAATGAAACAATTATTGACCATAGCAAAGGTCAGCAAATGGGAATGTCAGCACCTTCAGTTAATTTCACAATCCAAGCCACCGATGCAAGTGGCTTCGATGAATTGCTATCATCAAGAAAGAATCAGATCGTAGCTATGATTTCACAAGCCATGAATCAAAAAGGTAAGGTAGGTTTAATCTAATGTCAGGTGCATTTCCAACAACTAAGAAACCTAGAGTGTTTAATTTCGTTTCTAACAGACCAAATAGCACAGCCTATACATTGAGTGGCAAAAGATCAGTTAAACAGTTTGCAGCCCAATACTTCAGCTTCAGTGTACAAATGCCACCAATGAAACAAGCAGATTTTCAGCAATACTATGCCTTCCTAGTTAAACAAAAAGGTAGCTTTGAAGATTTTACTTTTGAATATCCATTAGATAACTTGGGTGCTGATAAAGGTGAAACAGATATATTGACTAATGGAGCACAAGCTGTCGGTGATAATACAATAGCTATGGATGGTTTCTCAGTCTCTACTACTGGTGTACTCAAAGCTGGTGATTTAATTAAATTTGCTAACGACAATAAAATATACATGGTCACAGCAGATGCCGATTCTAATGTTAGTGGACAAGCTACTGTATCTATCGAGCCACCTTTACAAGATGCTGTTGTTGATAATGAAGCAGTTACAGTTAATAAACCATCATTTACTGTTGCTTTAGTACAAGACGATGTTTTATACAGCACTGATGCAGCAGGTTTCTTTACATTAAGTTTTGATGTTCGTGAGGTGTTGTAATGGCAAGGACATTAAGTTCTAACATACAAACACAAATAACCCAAGAAGGGATTAGGGTTGTTCATTTATTGAAACTAGATACATCAACATCAATCAAAGTCACCAATCATGTTAAAGATTTAGTTTATGCTTCCAACACTTACGAAGCTGGTGGTAATTTCTTAGATATAGCAGAAGTACAAGAAACTGGCTCACTAGAATACAGCAATCTAAATATCGGTTTAAACAATGTCACTGATGCTGTTAGAGATGTTTTTAAAGCACAAGATTATATTAGTAAGACTGCGACTGTATTTGTAGCTTTTTTAGATGCCAGTGAAAACATTATTGATGCTTATGAATACTTCAAAGGGACAATCGCATCTTCTAGTATTAGTGAAGCCAAAGAGGGTTTTAAAATAAATATTGAATTGGCTTCGCAATGGAAAAACTGGGAAATTAAAAAAGGTCGTAGATATACCCAAGCATCGCAAAACGAATATTTAGATAAAAATTCTTTAACAACCGATGTTGGTTTATCGTTTGCACATGAAGCCACTGCCAATGTGAGGTGGAATAGATAATGTTTAATAAATGGCAAAAATTCAAAAGCTATCTTACCAATAGTTTAGGAGAAGTTGGTGCTGGTGTACCTTTCGGTGCTGGTGGTGGTAATCCTTACTTAGCTGTTTTCTTAAGTGTAGGTAAGGCTATATTTAACTTTTTAAGCAAACCAGCAGTGCAACTATCTCTATTTGTAGCACAAGGGGTTATGTCGCACCAAGCAGCCATGAAAGCCAAAAGAACTGGTGCTGACATATTACTACAAAAATATGGAACAGGTGGTGGCATACCAGTTATCTATGGGACAAGACGAGTTGCAGGAACAGTGGTTTACATGGAGACCCAAAACAACAGAGAGCTTTATGTTGTCTATGCGATTGCAGCCCATGAACTAGATAGCTTTGATTTGGAATCAATACAATTAGATGGTAGAACAGTCAAAGATACCAACATTTATCGTCAAGGTTACGACATATCAGATGGCACAACTAGAATCAATTTTAGACCTAGTAGTGTAACTAGAGCATCAGGTACATTCTGGGGTAATACACCTGCTGAAAGAACTAACATAACAGACCCAGCAAATATTAATGACAATGCGAGAATGACATTTAACTGTCATAAAGGCACAACTACTCAAGCAGCAGACCCAATGCTAGAAGGCATACTAACTAATTGGACATCTAGCCATAAGCTGACAGGTATTGCTTATATTGCTGCTAATTACGAATACGATACACAAGGAATGTTTACAGGCATACCAAACTTAACCATTGTTGTTAATGGTAAGAAGGTCTTTGACCCTAGAGATACAGGTCAAACATTCAGCACAGAATCAACTTACACCCATTCATCCAATGCTGCTTTGTGTTTATTGGATTACATTACCAATGACGATTATGGTAAAGGATTAGGTACAAGCGATTTAGAATCTGATTTTGCTTCTTGGAAAACAGCAGCCGATGATTGTGATACATCTGTTGATACTATAGATCATACTGGCATATCGGTTGAATCAGCATCAACAGACAGCGATGTGATGATTATTGCCGATGCTAGTCAAGCTAAATTTAATAAATTAAAAGTTGGTAACAAATATACTGTTGATGATGGGACAACTACCTATGTCAATAGTAAAAAACTAATAGATAAGGACAGCACACAAATAGACCTAGATGGCTCTAATCCTTTTGCCATACTAAAACTTAAGTTTGAAGATGGTGCGATAGACAATGCCATTACTTCAGCTACATCTTGTGATTTTGCAGAAACACAAATTAGATTTGATTGTAATGGGGTGCTAGATACTGAAGAAACTGTATTGGAAAACACCAAGCTATTGATTGCCAATATGCGAGGGATTTTTACTTATGCTAATGGTAAATATCAAATTAAAGTCGAAGGTGCTGAAAGCTCAGTAGTCACATTAGATGAAGATGACATCTTAGAATCTGGCATCACATTATCTTTGGAAAACAAAGAAGCTAAGTACAACAAGGTAGAAGCTGAGTTTTACAATGCACAAAAAAGGTACGAATCAGATACTACTTATTACACAGGTGAAACTTCAGACACATTCTTAGCAGACGATGGTAATGAAGTATTGGAAACTAGAATACAGCTACCATTCTGTACCAACCAAAGAATAGCTTACAACCATGCTAAAGGCTTATTAAAAAGATCAAGAAAACAAAAAACCATAACTTTTATAGCTACACCTAAAGTCTTAAAAGCTAAAGTGGGTGAAGTCATAACTGTTAGCAATACCAACCTTAATTTATCTAGTGAGCTATACAGAATCACCAACATGACCATTAACCCTGATCTAAATATAGCTGTTACTGCTATTGAATATCAAACCGATGTATATGGTTATGTCACCCCACCAGACGAAGATATAGATATACCAGATGACCCACCAGAAGGTAATAGGGTCGTAGCACCAACCAATTTAACATTCACTAATAAAAATGCCACCACAGGTGAAGCAGCAAAATTAACTTGGACTGATTCTACTAAATATCCTAGTTATGAGTTTAGAGTACGAATCATTGATGGTCTAAAGACTAGATACGACAAACGAGTTAAAGACACATATTTCTATTTAGATGGCATATCTGTTGCTAATGGATATGAAGCTAAAGTTTCAGCGATTAATGCGTTAGGAGTTGAATCTGACAGCACAAATATCACAGTCAATGTCACAACTGAGCCAATTACTACACCAGACATTAAACAAGGTTCTATCGGTGGCTTTAGCTTTACCGACAGCAAAATGTATCATCCTGTTGATGGTAGCGATACAGGTGTCTTTGAAACATCCAATGTTTATATAGACGATGCAGGACAATTCTCACTTAAAGACAAACTATCTTTTGATGGTACTACCTTAGACATATCAGGTAACTTGACAGTAGAAAACACCATAACTGCTGACAAGATTACTTTGGATGGTACAGATTTATCAACCCTTCTAGCCTACCCAACTGAAGTTACTGGTAATGTCTTAGAGTTTGATGGTACTTATGGTGTCAGATTCAAGGTAAATGGCACAACACAATTATCTATATATGATGGGACACAAGATTATTCAGGCTCACCTACTATTTCTGGTATCGGCAGAATGGGGATTGGTGTCAATATCAGCAGTGGTCATATTTTAACTGTTGGTGGTGTCAATATGATAACTGTCGGCAGAAATTTAGTTAATCTTGGAACGATATCCAATAGTCAATTTACTATACCTAATACAGCAGGTTCAGCAGGACAAGTCCTTAAATGGCCTTCGAGTGGTACAACCCTTGAGTGGGGGGCTGCTACTGGTGGCACAACTACAACCATCAACAACAATGCCGACAATCGCATTATCACTGGTAGCAATACAGCCGACACTTTAAATGGTGAAGCCAATCTGACATTTGATGGGACTGCTTTGGGTGTGACAGGGTCTATTACTGCTTCTGGCAGTCTAACTGTTACTGGTAGCAGTACAGCTGAAGATGCTATTAAAACTACTAATGGCAGATTGCAATTAGGCTCACACAGCAGTGGCGCAGGTATTTGGCTAGGCGATTCAAATAGCACATTAAGAGGATTCATAGGTTTTACAAATGATACTGATAGCACATTTAGATTTTGGCGAGGGAGCAACAAATTTACAGTTGATGCAAGTGGAAATGGAACATTTACTGGCACTCTGTCGGCTGGTAATGTCATTAATGGTTTGGCTTATCAAGTCAGTGGTACTGAAGTCATAAATAGCTCTCGCAACCTAACCAATATTGCATCCATTACAACCAGTGGTTCAAATTACACATGGAAAACCAACACTTACACAGTTGATCAGTTTTTAGACACTACTGGTGGTTGGGCTAGAAGTTATAGATGGTACAACACCAATTCAACTGCTGAAACAACGACTATGTTTTTTGGTGCTTTGGGTGATGCAAGTGGTTTAACAAGAGGATATTGGACTGTCGGTGACCCAACTTCTATAGATGCAACTGGTTATAACACCTCAAATGGTATTGTCTTATTGCCTTCAGGTCTTGTGGGGATTGGCACAACAAGTCCTTCACATAAATTAGATGTAGTTGCTGGAAGTGGAGATAATTTCCCAGTTGAATTTAATGGTGATAGTGGAGTATCTGGTTATCTATATAGTGATTCAGGTGGTGCAGGAATTTTCAATGGTAGCACTATTGCTGGTTCAGAGGGTATCTATCTTCATGTTACTGATTCTAATTTGAGATTTTATACTGCTGGGGCAGAGAGAATTAGAGTAGATAGTGCTGGAAGCATGGATTTCACAAGACAAAGCTCAACAGGAGCAAACAGCATACACTTACCAAGAGCAGGGGGTATAACTTTCTATGGTGATAAGAGTGAACATCATGGTATTTTTTCAAGAAATCAAAGTAATGTTGAAGCCGATGATATTTTAATTACCTCTTATGGAGCTGTCTATGTTGATTTAGATTCCAACAATAACAATGGCTCTGGTGCAGATTTTGTAATTGGTAGACATAATTCAACCTCATTGAATTTGTTTAGTGTGAGTGGTGAAACAGGGGCTGTAATTGCATCAAACAATATCACAGCATATGGTTCACCCTCTGATTTAAGATTAAAAGAAAATAT